ATGCTCAACCTCAAATCGGCAATTGCAACCGTCGCCATTCTTCTGTCTATCAGCGCCCACGCCCAAACGAATAACGTAAAAACTTTGCAAAAACAGCTAAAGTTATGGCAACCGATTGAAATAAAAGAAAGTAATAATGTCGTGACTGTCGTTCTTGACGCAAACCAAGTTACACCTGAAATTTATGATGCAGTCGTAAGCTCAGGAATTTGTATGGATGTTTGGACAAAAGATGTACCGGACTCCTACATGAAAACAACTAAAGAATTGCACGTACTGAATAAACATAAGGCGTTTGGTTATGTGCTCGAACAGCCTCTCGCAACTTGTAACGAGATGGGTAAAGAACCAGATGACAGAGCTAAAGTGATGATGCTCTCAAAAACTCATATGTTTGGAATGCCAAAGTCAAAATAAACAAAACCCCGCAATCGCGGGGCTTTTTTTGTGGTTACATCCACATAGTTTGTTGACCTGATGGCAAAGGATGCGGCCTGACGGCATTAACCTCACCCGGCTTAACAATGTAACGCTGCACCGACTCAAATGTGATAAACGTGGCACTACAATTCACGTTCTGACACTGGTGATAACGCTCCTTTGTCGTATCGGTCATGTAACGGCTTGTGCGTGCGTGGGCGGCATGCTGGCATAACGGGCAATGAAACATATTAAGCACCTCAACGGTTTGGCTGATGCGTTAATTTTACTCAATAAACCATTATATAACAAATAGATAAATTAAAATCACCCATCATCATCTTCCGCTTTATACTCTACGTCAGAGAGCTTAACCTCAAGCTCTAAGCCCGTCGTGAAGCCACTATTATTCAGGCTGTGAGTCACTTTACTGATTAACCATGCCTGCTCGTCTATGACACGCTTAAAGCCCGACACACGCACCGGTGTCTCAGGGAATAAATCAGCCCTACCAAGCGCCAGCGTAATTGAAAACTCCGCAACGCCTCGCTGCAGCTTATCCCATTTAGCCTGAGCTGCGCGCATCGCCTGCGCCTTTGATGCGTAGACCGTCGTCAGCGCCAGCACGTTATCAGCCTCACCGGCCATATACTCACCCTCACGCGCTTCCGGCTCTTTTTTGGCCTTTGTCTTTTTGCTGACCAGCTTTGCTTTCGGATGCTCCAGTGCGCGCAGGTGCTTCTCTTTTGGCTTACGTTTCAGCGTCACTTTTTGCTTTTGCGGCTTCGGGTCTTTGGTGTGCAACCATTTTGCTGTTACGCCGGTGTAAGCACCACGGTCAGCAATGGCAAACTGATGACGGTCGCCATCGCTGCGGGTCAGGGTCATTTGCGGGACGGGCTTGCCACTGGCCGTCATCGCACTACCGGCTTTCAGAAACAGGAGTTTACCCGCTTTCACTGACACCGCCGCCCCATTGCGGTCAGCCAGCCGGGTCAGAAATACGGCGTCGGACTCCTGCGACTGGTCGATATGCGGTACCGGTATTTTTTTCAGCGAATCCGCGACACTGGCCGTCAGTTTATTGCGCTTTGCAATGGTGCTGACCAGCTCACCGAGGGTGGTGTCGTGCCATGACTCCTCACGCCGTGAATTGAGCGTTCCGCGAAAATCTGCACTACGCGCCCGAATGGTCAGGGTATCAGGTGCGCCCCGGTGCTCAATCTCATCGACCGTGAAATCGCCTTTATTCAGCAATGCCGAGCCCTGCCAGCCAAGCCACAGCGTCAGCACCGCCCCGCGCAGGGGTAACTCAACTTTACCGTCGGTGTCGTCGAGCTCAATGTCGAGCTGGTCAGCCTCAAAACCCCGGTTGTCGGTCATGGTGAGAGAAATCAGCCGGTCACTAAAATTGCTGGTAATGTCCTGGCTGTTCAGCGTCAGCATAAATGCCGGTGCAAAGCTGGCACCGGCGTCAATGGTCATGCCCGTAATCATGCGGTCAGCCCTCCGAGCGCACCCTGCAGCTTATCAGTCAGATTACCGGCAGAGCCGAGAAGCTCACTGGCCTGCTTATTCAGGTCGCCAAACATTGCCGTCAGTGATTCGTCGACCCGTTTCAGCGAAAGGGTGAAATCAATCTTTCTGGCCGCGCCGTCGCTGAAAAACTCGGTATGCGTGGTCGACACCGTCTCGACGATATACATCCCGAAGATATTGCCGGTTCCCTCAATCAGCGGCCACGCTCTGCCCTCGTCGGCCATCAGCTCGACAGCCAGCAGAGATATACGACCGCCAGTAATGGCAGGATAAAGCGTACCGGCAAGCTGGATCGCGTTTTCCCCCTTGCCGAGAAACTGATACGCAGGCGGTTTGCCGACCCGGTCATTAGACGCCCAGCGGTAATTCTTCGAGTGCTGCATCGACTGATAAGGCAGGGTGCGACGTTCAAATACAAACATTCCAAGAGCAAGCATCATCATCAGCCTCCTTAATCGTGCATCATGCTAGCGCGGGCTTTGGCTCGCTTGTCGCGTTCATATTTTTCTAACGCATCCTGCAACTGGTTACCCAATTGACCACCCGGCGCGCCGCCACCCGGCAGGTTGATTTGATAGGTCGGGCTGCTCTGGTCAATATAGGTACGACCGGCGGGGGCCGTGACAGGCTGATAAGCCTGATACCCACCAAGCGAGCTGGTTGTCGGAATATACCCTCCACCCTGACCAACCAGCGGCGTTTTTGCCGTTTCCGTATCAATACTGCTCGATTCCTTTTTAACAAGGCCGAGCTTTTCGAGAATTACATCGAGACCACCACGCAGCTTATTGAAAATATTCAGAGGCAACATCAGCGCATCGGCCAGTGCCTGACCAAATATGACGCCGACATTTTTGCAGCTATCAAGCGTCTCCTGCGTGGCCTTGACCGGTGCAATCAGGTCTTTAAACCACTGCCAGACGCCGCGCAGCTTCTCACCGAGTCCGTCAAAGATGGGAGCCAGTGGTGCGAACATTTCCCCGACCGGCGCAAAGGCGCTCATGATGCCCTCAATCACCCCCGTAAAAAATGCGCTGATGGGCTCCCAGTATTTACGAATAAGTAGCGCCCCGGCCACAATCGCCGCACCAACAGCCACAATCGGCCAGGTAATCGCACCGAGCGCTGTCACAATGGCACTACCAGCAACAGTAAAGACCGTACCCAGCACGCCAGCAGCGGCAATAATGGCGTTAATCCCCATGACAACCGGCCACGCAACGAGACCAATGCCGCCGATAATACCAATCAGAGCAAGTGCGCCACCGGCGATGATGCCGATAGTTTCCGCTAATTCCTTGTTATCCTTGATCCAGTTGTCGAGTTTTAACACATACTGCGTGGCGGTTTGGGTGAGCTTGCGCAGTGAGCTATCTTGCTGGTCGTATAGGTCGGTACCGACAGCCTCATAAGCAGACTGGAACTCTTTGAAGTCGCCGCCGAGGTTGTCCTGCATAACCTTGACCAGTTCCTCGGTTTTTCCGTCGGATGCCTTTATCGTAGCGGTGAGTTTATCGAGCTTTCCGCTTGTCGCTGCGGCCATCAGCACACTTGCAGACTTCATGGCCTCCTCGCCGAATATGGTTTTCACATATTCAGCTTTCTGACCAGTTCCGAGCTTGTTGCGCTCAAAACTGGCCTGCATTTCTTTCAGGATGGTAAATAACGGGCGCGTATTGCCTTTGCTGTCCGAGGTTTTAACACCCAACTCTTTGAGGGCATCGTATGCTTTGCCTGTTGGTGCCTGTAGTCTCGTTATTACAGCCGCGCCGCCCGTCCCAGCCATTGACCCCCTGATGTTATTATCATGAAGTGTGCCGGTAATCGCCGCCGCTTGTTCAAGACTCACTCCGGCATTTTTCGCAACAGGGGCAAGGTAACTTAATGAGTCACTTAGTCCCTGAAAATCAGCGGTGGTTTTGTTCATCGTGGTTGAAAGAACATCACCAATATGTGCAGCCGCGTCATTAGAAAGCTGAAAGGCGGCTTTTGTCCCCATCAACAGTTGCGCGTTTTCCTCCATTGTTTTTCTGTTCGCAAGTGACAGGTTGAGAGTCACAGGCGTCATAGCCGCTATAGCTGCCGCATCACCACCACCTTTTGCAATGATAATCTGCGCACTGGCTGCATCATCAGCAGAAGCGGCGGTATTGTCACCGAGCTGGCGCGCCTGTTTACGTAACGCCTGCATTTCTGGCGACTGTTTATCAACCCCGAGCACAGCCTGCAGCTCGGAGTTTTTCTGTGCAAAGTCATAACCGGGCATCAGTAATTTAACCCCGGCCATCGTTCCCGCCGTCGCAATACCGACCCCGGCAGCACCTGCTGCAGCCATGTTACCGGCAAGCTCTTTACCTGATTTGTATCGTTCTTTCACCCGGCTTAATTTCGCCTGCTGCGCACTGACACGCGCCAGTGCCTCACGCTGGCGGTTAAGCTGCACCGTCGTTTCGCTGATGGAGGTTTTGAGCCGACGCTCATCGGCAGACAGGGTGCGGATGTTAATACCGGCCTGCATCAGCTCGGAGCGCTGGCGCTGTACCGATGTTCTCAGGCTGTTATATTTCATCTGCAGCTCAGAGGCGGCACGTTTTGCCGCTTCGAGCGCCTGCGCCTGCGCGCGGGTCGGACTGGTAGTGTTTTTAAACTGCGCAGCCAGCTCACCGGCTTCGCGCTTCGCCTTATCAAGCGCCTGACCGGTTACGGCCAGTTGCGCGCTTGCCTTACGAAAGCCGTCGATTTTCGACGCCTGACCGTTCAGGTCGCGCAGCCCCTTTTGTGTGTTGCGAATATCACCCGACAGAGTTTTACTCGCGGTCTGGATGGATTTAAGCGGTCGGGTCGCCTGGTCGACCGCTTTCAGCAATACCTCAAGCCTCAGGTTATTACTCATTGTGGTTTCCGCTACGCTGCAGCGCCTTTTCGCGCCATGTGATGAGCTCGGTCAGGCTCAGGGAACAGAGTTCTGATGGCGGCCAGTGGAATATCACTGCGATATCCGCCATCAGGTCATCAGTCGACAGGTCTGGCGGGAAGTCTATTCCGCCGAAGCCGGTGACAAAAAACCAATCACCTTAGCGGCCAGCGACAACATATCGGGCAGGTTCATCGCGGTAAGCTCCTGCGCGGTGAGCGCGGGGTAGGTCATGCGGGGCAGCACCTTAATCAAGGCGTCGACTTCGGACTGCGCCACCGCTGCCAGACTGACGCCGCGCAGGGTACCGGCGTTCGGCTCAATCAGGGTGACTTTATCAATCGTCTGACCGGCGCGCTTAATCGGTTTGTCCAGGGTCACGACGTTCGGGTTCACGGTGTCAGTTTCATTGCCAGCCGTATCAATAAATTCAGCGGTTTTACGTGGTGCTTTTGCCATGATGTTTTTCTCTGTTCTGAATGGGATTAATAACCGGCCAGCAGTGCTGACCGGTCAGGGAATTACAGCCCGATTGCGCGGCGGTGCTGCTCCAGACGGTCGACGCCGTTCACCCTCTCGACCATGTTGACGGTGTCGATTTCGATGACGTCGCTGCCATCAATCGTGAGGCGGTAGTAGGTGCAGACAGTCGACAGTTTGGTCGAGGTGTTTTCACCCTGCTTATTCTCGCCGCCGTCGATTTCTTTATGACGGCCACGCATGACCACCTCGACCGCCACGATTTCGCCGGTGTCGTCACGCTGGTAAGAACCGGCAAAGCGCAGCGGCACAGCATCAGCGCCCGGGGCGGCGTACTGCGCCCACAGCGCCACATCAGGCAGGCCACCGACAGACCATTCGACGGTGAGCGCATCATCGTCGAGGCCGAGGTCAATCGCTGCCGCGCCATTCATACCGCCGCCGCGATAGTTTTCGAGCTTGCGGGTCAGTTTCGGCAGTGTCACGGATTCAACAACACCCATGTAGCTGAGGCCGTCATTGAACATATTCAGATATTTGAGTTTACGGGGTAGTGCCATGTTATTTCAGGCTCCTTAGCTGTTGACCGATTCGGCCAGATTCACCAGATATTTATCGGTGATACGCTGGCGCAGGGTCAGGCTTTCCAGTGGCGGAACCGGTGTATAGTCGTAGTCGATATACAGTTTCCCGGCCTTGAGGGTTTCCTTGTCGTTCGATTCCTCATCGAACCAGCATTTACCCTCCACGATGTAGCCGTTTGATTTCAGCTCGCGGAATTTGGCATTGATTCCGTCAACAATGTCACGAATGAGCGTAGCGGTAATGGGCTTATCGACCGCCCACATGTGCGCCTCAGCCATCGTGTCGGCCAGTACCTGCGCGGTGCGGGTGTAGTTCTCAAACAGAAAAAGCGGGTCATCTGAGCAGGTGCGGTTACCCCAGAAACGGAAACCGTCCTTGCGTACCAGCGTTGTAACCCCGGCCTCGTTGAGCAGGTCAGCATCGGTGCCGGATGCCTGCAAATCCCAGAACACTGAGGCGCTGATGCCGGTAACTCCCTGTACACCAACGTTAGACAGGGTTTTGTGCCAGCCGACAGTCTGGTCGATGTAAGCACGCAGGCCGAGTGCACGCGCAGTGGCGTAAGCCGTTGCGGTGGTATTTTTGACGGTGTCCCATGCGAGGAAATCAGGCCAGATAACCATCAACTCGCGCTGGCTGAAATTTTTACGATATTCCATCGCTTCGGAAATAGTCTTACATCCCCACGCGCTGACGTAAGCAAATGCACGTAACTTAATGGCAGCCGACGCAAGCGCGACCGCGACCTCTTTAGTATCCAGCCCCGGCACCCCAAGAATACGCGGCTTGACGCCGGTGACGGCCTGAGCGGTCAGGAGAGCCTTGATACCGGTGTATTTACCGTTCTCATCCGTACCTCCGATAATGTTGGAAACAGTCTGTGCGAGCGCAGCTTCCTCGTCATCGCCGGTTCCATCCTCAACACGTACAACAACAGTGACGGGTTTTGACTGGTCTGCAATGGCCTGCAGTGATGCAGCCAGCGTGCCTTTTTTACCGGCTTTCGCAATGGCGCTTTGCACATTGGTAATCAGTACCGGTTCATTGAGGGGAAATAGCGTGGCATCTGCATCGCTGGCTGTACAAACCATGCCGACGACCGCAGTCGCTACTGTGGAAATAACACGCGTACCGTCATTAATTTCGATGACCTGCGTGCCGTGGTGAAAATCACTCATCCGGTTAACTCCGTGGTTAAGGGGTGAGTATATTTTCAGGTCAGTACACAAGAGGGGGCTATTTGTACCGGCTGTCAGGTTGATGGCACAACGACAGGAAAAAGAAAAGGCGGGTAATAAACCCACCTGAATATTTAGCTTGGTATATCCGGCCAGTCAGGCGAAGAAGTATTCACTCTGTTTACCAGTACCCTGTATTTTTTCCACTCGGCGAGCTGGCTTTTCTCTTCATCTGTTGCGAGTCCAAGATCAACCGCATCCTGAAGAGGCGCGATTTTCCCCGATGCCATTTGCAGGAGCCTACTTTTGGTTTCTTCCGCCTGACGAAGCTGCGCTGCTTTTTCAGCCGCTTCGTCTTTTACCCACGCCTTACCATCCCATTTCTGGTATTCACCATCTGGTGAAACCGATGTGACGTTTTCAGGTAGCGGGCCAGGAGCGGAGATATAAACCTGATTGCCGGTTGTTGTGTCGTAAACCGTCTCGCCGCGGTGGTCCTCATGCAGACTCCACGTTCCGGTTTCAGCGTCAAATACAGCAATATGACTGGCTGGAATATCAGGAGGGGCGATATCCGTACAGTTTGCCGGTAATCCTGTGTGCGGCTGAATATACGCATCACCTATGCCAATAAATTCATTTGTATCTGAACGCAGATTGAAAATTTTAATTGTCTGCGCTTTGCTGCTCATTTTAAAAGCCATTATGCCAGCCTCACTATGTAGTTAAATGCAATGTTTTTAACCGTGGTTTCCGCATTACCGTCTGCGTCCACAATAACGACGTGTCCGTGTGGGCCGATATATACAGTGTGGTCATGCGGGCCAATCCATGTGGTATGTGCGTGATCGCCATTCCAGCTTGTTAACTGGTCATTGCCATCACGCTGAACGCGAGCTTTTCCACCGATTGAATCACCACCGTATGTGCCGCCCGCTGAATGGTTATGACCGCCTGTTGTATTAGAGCTCTTCGTTCCGTAATCAAATGACGACGTACCTTTCGTTCCCAGATCGGTATCCAGCGCCCGCGCGCCGTGGCTGTGCGATTTGTTACCGTCCAGTTCTTGCGACAGCACTGCACGTCCACTGACAGGCTTACCTTTGATTGTCCAGCCTCGCATGTCCGGAATAGTGCCGGATGGATATGCTATTGCCAGTAAGGGATAAACGTTCTTATCAAATGCCTGCCCCTGCATCAGGGCATAACCGGCAGGGATAGTGTCAGATGGCCACGGAAGGGGAACACCGGGCGGACACGACATCATGGGACGCCAGGTAAAACCGGAACCATTGGTTGCGTCCCAGCGCGCGCCAATCCAGGTGTTACCAATTGAGTCTGTTATCAGAACGGCGCAGCCGTCTACGCAATCGCGTTTGGCAATCACTTCCAGGAAAACATAATCGTTTACCGGCAATATTGTTGCCGGAACTTTATTGCTGGCAAACCGGCGTGCGCCAGACGGCAGGCTGCTCAAATCATCGGCGGAGCTTACCCACATAACGGGCTGAGCACCAAGACCGATCTGGGTGTCGTCAATGGCTTTTTTGGTGGTGATAATGCGGGCGTCGTCACCTGCAGCTACAGTGTCTGGTGTGGTGCCGACATTGAGTGTAGCGCTGTTGCCAAGCTGGAGGGACTGACGGGCCTGCTGGATGTTTGTCAGGTCAGCGAGGTTGCGTTCTTTGGCAAGGCGCTTGTTGGCGTTGTCCATCGCAATTTTGACCGCTTTTGGCGTGGCAGCCTGATTTTCATCATTACTGTCGGTTACACTACTTAGTTGTACAATCCCTTTACGCGTTGTGGTGGCGTCCTGAGCCGTATATTTCGCGTCAGCAAGATCATATGCTGCCTTAACAGCTTTCGGCGTCGCTGCGAGCGTTTCAGACTCGCTGTCAGTCGCGTTACTGAGCTGAGTAAACCCTTTTTCTTTAAGAGTGGCATCAGGATGACGACGGGATTTTTCATGTTCGGCGAGCCTGTCGTCGACATAATCCTGCGTCGCCATCACCATCGTTGAGTCAATGGACAGCGCCACAGACTCGACACTGCTGACAATAATGACCATGCGGCATGTCTGCGCACGCCCTGAGCCCTCAGCCAGTTCTGGCTTGTAGCTTTCGGCCATATTGGCAACAGCAATCAGCGTCCCTTCATCGTCGTAAAGGCCAAGCTCACGCATCCAGAAGCCGCCCACCTCCGGCGGAATAACCAGCTCGGCCACAATGTAATTACTGTACCGGTTGTCCTGGCTGATTTTATTCAGAGTATGACGCCAGACCTCATTAACAAGCTGCGTCTGACCGGCATCAGGATCCGGCAGCTTTCCGCCGCCGTCACCAACAGCCATAACGTTAAGATTTATTTTCTTACCGCCCGGCATGGTGGCTGCAGCAAGCTTAGCGGCTCCGGCAGTGGTGATAACGGTTTTAAATTTCGTGCTCATTATTCCTCACTTATCCCGGGTAAACCGTAATAATATCGCCGTCGCAGGACACGCCGCCGGTATACAAATAACCGGGAATGTCCTGGACAATATTCAGGCCAGTCAGATGACGACTGGCTGGCTTTGCATCCGCAATCAGTCGCTCCATTTCGAAATACATTTCCTCGGTAATGCCACTTTCAAGCACCCCGATATCAAGCCGGAATGTGCCTGGCGGGTCGCCGCTTTCCCACCATTCCGTTACATTGATGACATAGCCGAGTGGCTCCACTACCCGACGGATTGCGCCGATAGTCCCCTTGTGGCAGTGAATGAAATATGCATCACGGATAACGGCACGTTTTGTTCCCTCCGGCCAGTTCTCATCCCACCGGTCGACAGAAAATGCCCACGCCAGCCACGGCAGCAAATTTTCCGGACAGGTGTCAGGGTTCCACAACGCGCGGATGTTGACCGGCGTTCTTTCAATCTCAGCACATGCCCTTGCGGCGGCAACTTCCAGTGGCGATGAGCCTACCGGCAGCAATCGTGAGTCATTCATCAGAGCCCCCGATTACAAGGCTGTAGTCAGTGCAAAAGGACGCCTGTGTGTTATCGAGAACAATATCCGTGACCGGTGCCGCCAGCTCCACCCGCTGAACACCCTCAACATGCAGGGCGGCATAAATCGCTGATTTACGGATATCGCGCCCGAGGCGGTGCTGCGCGCTGATATAGGCTTTCAGCTTTGCCTCAGCCGCCGCCCTGATGGGTTCACTTTCCGGGCCGGGATAAAGATAAAGCGTGGCGTTAATCTGGTAGTTAACGATTTCGGCTGACTGTACCGTCACCCGGTCAGCTACCGGCCTGACATCTTCTGCGTTCAGGGCATTGCGCACAATTGCAAGCAGTTCCTCAGATGCGACGCCGTTGTTTTCACGAGACAGCACGGAAATCGTCACACAGGCTGGCGACGGGCTGATAACTGAAATATCGCCGACGCGCCCGTCAGCACTACGGCCATGATACTGGTACGATCCGACAGACCCCGCCACGCTCAGTCCCTCAAAAGCCTGCTGTATACGCAGACGATAATCTGCGTCGAGTTCCATTTCTGCCGGAGTGGGTGGAATGGTGGTGTCATCAGCAGGCGTGACGACAAGGCGCTCAACACTGAAATTCGCCCCGATATTATCGAGGTCACTGTCTATGGCATAAGCCAGCATCACTGCGCGTGCAGCTTCATTGACACGCTGACGCCAGATAACCTCGCGGTAGGCGTTTTCCTGCAGCAATTTAACAATTGGCTCAGACTCAAGTGCGAGCGTCCGGGCGACGGCTTCCTGCTGGTTTTCCGGATAGAGCGAAATCAGCGTTGCAATGCGCTCCGCAAGGATAGTTTCATAGTCCAGTTCCTCGACCACATCAGGAACAGGTAGCAGACTCAGGTCAACAGTTGCCATAGTGGTTTAACTCAGTGAAACAGTGGTTGAAACTGACGCACCGGTATCGGTACGCATCCCGGTAATATCGACATACATTTCGCCAGTGTCGCCACGCTCAAAGCTGATTGAGGTAAGCCTGATGCGTGGTTCCCATTTCTGGATCGCGGAATAGCACGCCACCATGATTTGCAGCCTGAGCGCCGGGTTTTGCGGCATATCAATCAGCGCAGACAGGAGCGAGCCATATTCACGACGCATTACCCGCGAGCCGACCGGCGTCAGCAGAATGTCGCGCATGCTCTGGCTGATATGCTCACTGTCACTGATAGCGAGGCCGGTATTGCGGTTCATCCCCAGATAACGCGCCGTCATCTGGTGCCCTCCGTCCAGCTCCCGCCCCGTTGCACGCCGCCGTGACCGTGGTCATCGACCTGTACGCCGTTTGATTTCAACGTGCCACCGGTATGTTCGATGTTTCCCCGCATGGTGCCGCCTTTCTGTACCTCAAGCGTCGCCGTCGTTAGTTTGTTGGTGCAGACCACTTCCGGGGTATCAAGGGTGATGCGGGTCTCGGCTTTCACCGTCACCAGCGGTACCGTCGCGGTGATGGAATCCGACGCCGTAACGTCTGCGGTTTTAATACCGCTCACGGTCAGCGCGCCGGTCTCCGGCTCGTACTCGATAACAGCCCCGTCAGGAAAGGCGATGTGAAAGGCATCAGCCGACGCCGACGGCGCGGGGTGGTCATCAGAGAAAATACCGGGCAGCACAAAAGCGGTGTCGAGCTCACCACCGACGGCCAGCAGTAAAACCTGCTCACCCACAGACGGAGCCCACCAGACACGTGAGCGACCGGCGCGCGTGGTCAGCCACTGAAGCCAGTCGGTAACAATGCCGCCAGTCTGGACGCGACAGCGCCCGTCATCGAGGTCGACTTCGACGACGACGCCGGTGCGTATCAGGTTGCGAAGGAGGCGTAAAGCGTCCTGAAGAGTTGCGAGAGTATTCATACAAGGAAGGATGCCGCCCGGTGCTCTGGACGGCAATTGATGCGGGTTTTACCAGATATGGCACAACATACAAAAACTAGCTGGCGGTAACTGTGACCTGACGAGAAAAAACAACAGGCTCCTTCAATTGCTCACATATAATTTTAAAATTAATAACTCCAGTGCCAATCGTTAAGGGAATGATGACTATTTCTTCATACTCAACAGTTAAGCTCTGTAACACTTTTTTCGCACGCAACGTGATTTTATGGTCCTCTTTCATAACCCACACATCTTGGTTAACTGTTCCTAAATCAGCTATTCGATTAATTATTGCTGGCACTTCGAAATGAGGTTTAGCTATTGCTATCGATGTCTCATCAAAAATACCCATCCTAAAATTTTCGAGTGACATTAAAGCACTGAGTCTTTTTTTATGCTTACTTATTGGGGACTCAGGGATTTTTAATTTCGGCTCTTTTATAAAGAAGTCTTCATTAGAACCTTTAAGCACTATTAGAAATTCAGGAAAATCAATCTCAACATAAACATTTGACGCAAAAGTTCTCCCATTATTTCTTAAAACGGGACTTACTGTAATTGCATTATTTTTGTAATTACAGTGCAATCTCATTTTTTTATTATATAAATCCACCTCTTTATCAGTTGGCAGTGAAGAGTTATATGATTCAATCTCATCAGTGGTGATAGTGTCCTTCAACTCAAGAGGTACCGCTTCCTTGCATAATTGTGGAAGGTACTCTTGATAAGTCGACTCCGCATCCACCGTCAAAGTTAAGTCATTATCAATCATGCTCAGTTCTAATTGAGGTGCATCGCTATGTAATTGGCTTTCATATTCGCGGACTTTTTCCCTTAGTTTTCTATTCTCATTAGATAGCTCAGCCAACTCGGCGGTAATCTCTTTAGATGCGACCTGGTCACCGCGCACCCATCCTGTTCGTGGATTCCGTCGCATTACTTTTGGTAAGGCGATAGCAACCTTCGTCGCTAACTCATCAATTGTCTCCCAAAAATCACACATTTTGTTAGCTTTAGCTTTTTCAATAAAAGCATTTAGTTGCTTTTCTTTTTGAGGGTCACTTTCTCGCTCATGTGGTTTTGTTAAAACGTCCCTCCCTCTAATAAAAGCCAACACTGGTATATTTAATGATTTAGCATAGTTATATTCCATTTCAGTATAGCTAATACCATCTTTAGAAACGGACCCGTATTTATGCCCAATGATAATCACATAATAATCACTAGCATCAATAGTCTCCTTTATTATATCCCACTGTTCAGAGTCATCAGCACTAAACATCTCCATGCCAACTGGAAAGTGGTATAAACTAAGGACCGTTTCTATGATTTTTTTGCGAGCATCAATTAAATCGACATATGTAGAGCTCACAAATACTTGATATTTTTTATTTTCCATAACACCCTCACTTGTATAGAAAATAAAATACATAAAATCAATCAATAGATCTAGCCGCCTCAGCTAAAGAAACCATAATTATGTCATGAATCATATTTTTTGATTCATGATCAAATCCGATAAGCGTTCGGGCATCGTACTGCACCGGCGCACTGTTTCGCCCTGGCTTATCTTTGAGACCGTACTGATGCACATTCGCCATCCGTTGTACCTTGCCGGTAAATTCCACGACCGCCGCGTCATTCCCCGCTGAGGCTTTCATAAAACGACTGGTGCGGAGTTTGGCGAACATTTCCCGCTTAACCCGGCCTTTTTTGGCTTTTACCGGCTGGCGTTTTCTGGCGGCGTAAGGTGTGCCGCCCGGTGCTTTCTGCGTTTTAATCCGGCGCTGTTGACGGGCTCGCAGGGTCTTCGCGATATCTGCGGCCATTCTGCGACGGGCAGCAGGTGACAGCGCCGCTATCAGCCCCGCGAGCTTATCGTCAAAGGGTTTAAAGTCATTCATGCAATCGACTCACGAGTTCACCGTTAACATACAGCTCAACCGGTCGGGTAACGGGTTCCGGCGGCTGCGGCTCTTCAGCCTGTTCGACGTGAAGCTTATCCCCCTGCTCTTTAACGATAGTGCGCTCGGTCAGCATCAGGCTGATACTGATATCGACGCTGTCGTTGTCGTTGATATCGGCAAAATAGGTGAACCCCTTTTTACGCCCCTCATCGGTCGTCATAATGTCAGCCTGATGGATGCGCAGCCACGCCTGAATCGGGACGAGTAACAGCTCGATATCATCCGTAAAATCGGTCACTACCACATTCAGCGTGTACCGGTTCTCAAACGACAGCGACGTCGCCAGCGTCGAGGCCAGATTCCCGTTGTCGATAAAGACACGCATCATATCGGGGTTTCGTGCCAGCACCGGCACGGCGTCAGTTAAGGCTTTTCGCAGATTCTTCGGCTTGTACATCGATTTTATCCTGACAGTTTTTCACGGTTCTGACCTGAAGCGCACAGCGCTCGAGGGCGCTTTCGAGCTGACGTATATCCGCGCTCAGGTCACCATTGGTGGACGGGTCACTTCCCGGCATCGGGCAAAGACTGACCCTCGGGCATGCGTTGTAGACAATCACCGGCGTCGGCACAGGCGGCGCGCTGGTGCAACCGGCGCACAGCATCAGGTAAATCAGCGCCATACCAGCGGCGAAGCTGTTCATTTTCATTGAGTAACCTCGTAATGGTCTGTTCCCGGCGTTGCGCCCGCGCTCCGGCATCAATGAGTTCACCGCGCAGTAAGACCTGAGCGGTCTCATTTTCCCCACGGATACGGGAGGCCGTTTTAAGCTGGCTTTTCAGCATGGTAATCAGCGTTTTTTGTTCACCGGCGACCTTGTTCGCCCGTTCAAAGGAGCGGGTCAGACTGGTGTTTTCGTGCCGCATCCAGAGCAGCCCGGCCACGGCCAGCACCAACAACACAACTATCGTTTTCATTTCGCCCCCTTCAGGCAGTAAGTGCGCTCGCGAAAGCGGCGATTTTCGAGCCCGGTATTACGCTCACCATTCACAAACACCCAGCGGGTGAGCTGGTCACAGGCTTGCCACCATTGCCGGTGTTTCAGGTGATACACCAGTGTTGAGCGACAGGCCGCGCCGGTGCCGACGTTAAAAGCGAAGCTGACCAGCGCGTCATAGACGGCGGGTGGCATATCCACCGGCACACAGACCGCGAGTCGTTTCTCAACATTCAGCACGTCGGCGACCAGATTCGCGGCGGCTTCCTTCTCGGTGATATCCCGTTTCGGTACCACCCCGGCAGTGTGGCCGATGCCTGACGTCCACACGCCCGCGCTGCACTGGTAAGGGCGCAACCGGCACCCCTCGAGGTCGGCAATCAGCGCGAGCCCCTCCGGCGAGGTGTGAAGCAAACGAAAATCAGGCACCAGTGCCGCCAGCGCCAGCACGACGGCCACACTGCAACGTTTAACGAATGAGCCCACGAATAACCCCCTTATCAATCCCCATCGAGACGAGATAGCGGTATTTCTTTCGCTGGTACCAGAAGTTAACCAGCGCGGTAAAAATGGCACAGCTTCCCCCGACATAAAGCGCGAGCCGTTCCGGTGTCTGCGTACCGAAATACGCCAGCACCACTGACAGCCAGTAGGTCAGAAAGGTTGTGATTTTATCCACAGTCAGTCCCATAAATTCACGGTCTCCGATACCGGTGCAGCGTCGACTTCAGGCAGACTGACCGCCGTGCCATGTGGCAGGACGACACCCAGCTCGGCGAGCCCCGGATTAGCCAGCAATACCGCCTCGACCACACCTTCAGTGCGCCCGTAATGGCGCTGACATAACGTGTCGAGCGTGTCGCCCTGATGCGCGATGACGTTCATCAGATTTGCCCCACGATGCAGCGCGCTTTGTCCTGGATACGGGCAACCGACCAGCGCATGTCACGCCACATTTCATCGATCGTGTCATCGATGCTGTCGGCCTTTTTGTCACCTTTGGCGCTGGCATCAACGCCCCGGTAACGCTCGTACAGCGTCGCGGTCGTCATCGAGCAAACAGCGTTGAAGTAGTGAAAAACCCGCACACTTTCGCCGTCGAGCTCATCCGTCGGCACATCCTCGAGGCGCTGATAACCGGCGGCGAGCTGAAGGTCGCGCCAGTCGGTTAACTCGGCGTTGGTCTCGGCCATCGCGGTTTTAATCGCCCGGCGCAGACGCACCGGCGTCACTGTCTGCTCGAGGCGCATTTCTTCGCGCATGCGCTTCGGATCAACATCCGGGAAAAAGGCCGTGTTTTTAATCACCGGCTCGTCGACCGGCACCGGCGGGATGACCATCGGGTCGCGCTGTTGCGCCGGGTTATTCATCACAATCATGGTCATGAGTACCTCAGTAAATAGGTGGGCGGTGGACGCCGGTCGCAGTTACGGTGAATCACCGACATTGACCAGCGTGCCGCCCGGCGCGGGGCGCGTTCTGTTAACCGGCGACTTTCTTCGGGCGTCCGCGCCCTCGTTTCACCGGTGAATCTTGTTTTTTCGCGGGTGCCTTTTTCGCAGCTTTCGGCACCAGTTTTTTGACGGCGACCGGTTTCGGGTTCAGCTCGCGAGTGAGGGTTTCAATGTCTTTTCTTACCCCGGCGTGGGTGTCGAGCTGTAAGGCGCGTTGCAGGTGAGAAAGCGCATTCTCAGGCTGACCGGCATCACGCAGGGTCAGACCGGTGACCTTGTGCAGTCGGGCGCGCACTTCGTCAGGCATATCGGCCTCAGCAGTCAGCCCGATGACGTAAAGGAGTTGTGCGGCGTCGACCGGCTCACCGGCAATACGGGCGCGGGTTGCCGCGAGTGCGACCTCTTCGGCCAGCATGTAAGGTGTGGTGCGGGAATGATTTTCCGGCATCGACAGGCCGAAACGCAGCGCATAGCGCGCAATCTCAATCGCGCCGGTGATATCCCCCGCATCCAGACGCCAGAGCATCACCGTCATCAGAATGTCATCCTGTGCGCCGGTGCCGCTTTCCAGTACGCCAGCGACCCACGGCAGGTACAGCGGGAGTAATTCGCGTTTTTTATCCGCTTTGCGTTCTTTAGAACGAATTGCTGATAGCGTCCGGCGGTCTGCGGCCAGCTTGACGAGCATTTGCTCGTAAGGTGAGGCATGACGCAGCGGGGCGTTATCCCGCTGCGATGCCCTGATAGCCGAGACCCGCATCGCGTGACGCTGTGCGGGGGTTGCCATCGGTTATGCCTCCTTGCCGTCAGTGGTGCCGGTTTCAGCCGGTGCGCTGCCTGTCAGAGACTGCATCGCTTTGACCATTGCCGCCGCGAAGACTTCCGCGCTCACTGGTTCCGAGGTGGCGGGTTCTTCCGGTTCGAGGATCTCGATATTTTCAATCAGGCAACCGGCCTCGTAGTCCTCGATAACGAAATCGACTTTGACCTGTTCGTAGTTTTCCACCTGGTCGAGTTTCGGATTTTCGACGATGTGGCGGCGGTGACCGTCCTCGTACAGATAAATCGAAATGTTATCCAGCGTGGTGATGAAAACGCTGTTTGCCGGGAAGAATGGCGCGCGCACCGCCTGAAGCTGGCCGATGGTTTTCTGGCTGATAATCAGCTCACCGGCGAGCTGTTCGCTGTTTGCCTGGAACTTGTTAATCATCGGGAAGTATTTGTCGGTCAGGATACGGCGACCACAGATGACAACCATTTCCGGGTTCTCGCGGTGAATTTCCGCGACCAGCGACTCGAAAGCATCCATGACCAGCGCGTCGAGGTTGGCGTAATGCCCCCCTTTACCTACTTTGATGGTGTTCGAAATCACGGTACCTTCAGCGTCGGTGATGCTGGACATCACACGCTCAGGCGCGTCGTTGCGGTATTTCTGCAACCAGCCGACAGCCACATCTTGAAGTAACGGGTTTTTGCTACGGTCAGACGTCGCCGCCCGGCTCACGCCGTTAAAGCCGATGGTGATGTAATCCAGCGCCTGACGCTTGATGATGGCGTTACGGATCCGAATCTGGAAATCCTGAAAACGCGCCCACAGGTCGAGCTTGTTGTACTTCAGGTGATAGTCGAAGTTCACCGGATGACAGAAATAGCGGTACGCATCCATTTTCGCGAAATCAGCGGTCTTACGCTCGACGCCACCGTCGGTATCAGCGGTGCTGGCAATGGATCCGGTCACATCGATGCCGACTTTTTCCTCGGTCAGCTCGCCAACCGTCACCATGTTGATGAGCTTCAGGAAGCTGGATGATTGCTGGATTTTGTCAAACAGGGTCTGCGTCACCGACGGCTCGACGGTGAATTTTTTGTTGAGGTCGCTGACCTCGATGCCGTTCAGTTCGGCGATACGGCTCAGGTACTGATTGAATTTAAAACGGGTGTCTTTACGCATGGCGTTTCTTTTCCTTCGGGTTTATCAGGGGTTAGCAGTCGGTCAGCGTGGAGACCGCCGAATCACCGTCACCGCCGGTACTTAACTTGCGGCGCGCCTGTGATCTGCTTTCGGTATTTTCCAGCGTGGTGGTCAGGGTGCTGAATTGCTGCGAGGTGGCATCGGCCTGTTCGGCCAGCGCTTTTTTGACGTCGGCGAGTTCGGTTTCAATGGCCCTGAAACGCACCTCAGCGCTTTCGCCGCCAATCTGCACCCGTTCGGCGATGGCGGTCACGGCTTCATGTACATCACCGAAACGCGCATCGTCGTCAGTCTGTTTACGGCTGAAGATGCCTTTCACGGTGTCGCTGATTTTGCTCAGCAGGTTGTCGGGCAGGTCTTCGAATTCCAGCTCGGCAAGAGTTGCCACTGAGAACAGGTCGCCCGGCTGGTCTTTCTTCCCTGCCAGTGGGTTTTGCTGTGCGCGGGAGCAGAATTGCAGGTATTCGGTACCGAGGCTCGCAGGGTCATCGGTTACCGCCAGCCCGATGAGGTGACATTTGCCGGTGTTGGCAAAGTTAGGACGAATTTCCATCGAGGTGTAAACCTTCTGGCCTTTCGCCAGCATCGCGAGCAGGTTGTCGAGCGGGGCAATTTTGCCGAACAGCGCCAGCTTGCCGTTAAGTGCCGAATCTTCGTCGATCACTTCCGCTTTCACTTCCGTGACGTCGCCATAGCGACAAAACGGGCTGTCGGGAATAACGCTGCGGATATGCTCGAGGTTAATGCGACAGCCGTAGACGCGCGGGTCAAAGCCGTCGGCCATTTCCTGAATATCGGTCGCACTGATGACGCGACCGTCGCAGGTGTCCCCCTCGACGCCGATGCGAAACCATTTCGAAATTTTTTTAGCCATGAGTCAGGTGTCCTGAGTTGGGTTATCGGGTCGGATGTAGTTTCCCGACTCCCTCCCTCGCCAGCCACCGGTTACAGAAGTGCAACCCCTGACACAACAGGGGGTTAGCGATTCATCCCCCCTGAATCTTTAGCCTTGCCGTATACTCATCACAGTGAGGTTTTATGACCACCACCAACGACACATCACTACTCAGCGACCCGCGACGACAGGCCGCGCTTTTGTTCTGGCAGGGCTATTCCGTGCCACAAATCGCGGAGCAGTTACAGGTCAAGCGCACCACGGTGCAGAGCTGGAAACAGCGCGATAAATGGGAAGAAACCGCCCCGTTAAACCGGGTCGAGTTCACGCTCGAGGCGCGACTGATTCAGCTCTATGCAAAGCCTGACCTGACGGCTCACGACTTTAAGGTCGCGGATTTTCTGGCGCGCCAGATGGAGCGCCTCGCGCGGGTTAACCGCTACGGCCAGACCGGCAACGAAGCGGATTTAAACCCGAACGTGGCCAACCGCAACAAAGGGGAAAAGAAGAAGCCGAAAAAGAACTTTTTCAGCGAAGAGGCTATCGAGAAACTCGAAGAGATTTTCCTCGAGCAGTCTTTCGACTATCAGCTCGAGTGGTGGCGCGCGGGGCTGGCGCACCGCATCAGGCACATTCTGAAATCGCGACAGATTGGCGCGACGTTCTATTTTGCACGTGAGGCACTGTTACAGGCGCTGAAGACCGGCCACAACCAGATATTTTTGTCGGCCAGTAAGACGCAAGCCTATGTATTCCGTAAATACATTATCGCCTTTGCCCGACAGGCTGGCGTCGAACTTACCGGCGACCCGATTGTTCTCGGCAACAATGGCGCGGAGCTGATGTTTCTCGGTACCAATGCCAACACGGCACAGAGCCACAACGGTGACCTGTACGTCGACGAAATTTTCTGGATCCCCAACTTTCAGAAACTGAAGCGCGTCGCCGGGGGGATGTCGTCACAGGAGCATTTACGCACGACCTATTTTTCGACCCCCTCATCGCTGGCGCACGGCGCTTACCCGTTCTGGTCGGGTGAGCAGTTCAACAAGGGGCGCTCAGACACGAGCGAGCGCGTCGATATTGACATCAGCCACGCCGCACTCGCGAAGGGCGTCGCCTGTCCTGACGGTCAGTGGCGACAGATTGTCACCATCGAGGACGCCCTCGCCAAAGGGTGCACCCTGTTCAACATCGATACGCTGAAGCGCGAGAACAGTGTCGATGAGTTCCGCAACCTGTTTATGTGCGAGTTCGTCGACGATAAAGCGTCGGTATTCCCGTTCGAAGAGCTCCAGCGTTGCATGGTCGACAGCCTCGAGAAATGGGAGGACTACGCGCCATTTGCCGACCGGCCATTCGGTCACCGCCCGGTGTGGATTGGCTACGACCCGTCATTACGTGGCGACAGCGCCGGGTGCGTCGTTATCGCGCCGCCGGTCGTTGCCGGTGGTAAATTCCGCATCCTCGAGCGTCACCAGTGGAAAGGGATGGACTTCGCCCAACAGGCCGAATCCATTCGCGAGCTCACGCAGAAATACACCGTGGAATATATCGGCATCGATGCGACCGGGCTCGGTCAGGGCGTCTTCCAGCTCGTGCGCTCGTTCTACCCGGCCGCGCGTGAAATCCGCTACACGCCGGAAATGAAAACCGCGATGGTGCTCAAAGCCAAAGACACCATTCGCCGCGGTTGCCTCGAGTACGACGTCAGCGCGACCGATATCACGCAGTCGTTTATGTCTATCCGCAAAACCATGACCAGCAGCGGGCGCAGCTCGACTTATGAGGCCAGCCGCACAGAGGAAGCCAGTCACGCCGATCTCGCCTGGGCAACCATGCACGTATTAATCAATGAGCCGCTGACCGCCGCGACCGGTGAACAGTCATCCAGCATCATGGAGTGGAACTAATGAGCAAGAAACGCAACAAGCGCCAGCAGCCGCCGCGCACCCAAAACCACACCGCCGCACCAGCGCAAAGCATGGAGGCATTCACCTTTGGTGAGCCAACGCCGGTACTCGACCGCCGCGATATTCTCGATTATGTCGAGTGTATCAACAACGGCCAGTGGTACGAGCCGCCGGTGAGCTTCTCCGGGCTGGCGAAAAGTATGCGCGCCGCCGTGCACCACAGCTCACCGATTTACGTAAAGCGTAATATTCTGGTGTCGACCTACATCCCGCACCCGTTGTTATCCCGTCAGGACTTCACCCGGTTTGCGCTCGACTATCTGGTGTTTGGCAATGCTTTTATCGAAGAGCGTCGCAGCCTGACCGGCAAGCCGTTAAAACTGGAAACCTCACCGGCGAAATACACCCGCCGTGGCATCGAGGAGGACGTGTACTGGTATATTCAGTCCTACACGCAGCCGCACCAGTTCGCGCCCGGCTCCGTCTTCCACCTGCTCGAGCCCGATATTAATCAGGAGCTTTACGGGATGCCGGAATACCTGAGCGCACTCAATTCAGCCTGGCTGAATGAATCAGCGACCCTGTTCCGTCGCAAGTATTACCAGAACGGCGCGCATGCGGGTTACATCATGTATGTGACCGACGCCGCGCAAAGCAGCACCGACGTCGAGGCACTGCGAAAGGCGATGCGCGACTCGAAAGGGCTCGGCAATTTTAAGAACCTGTTTTTCTACGCCCCTAATGGTAAAGCAGACGGGATTAAAATTGTGCCACTGAGCGAAGTCGCCACGAAGGATGATTTTTTTAATATCAAGAAAGTCAGCGCCGCTGACCTGCTCGACGCGCACCGCATCCCATTCCAGCTTATGGGCGGTAAGCCCGATAACGTCGGCTCAGTGGGTGACGTTGAGAAGGTGGCAAAGGTCTTTGTACGTAACGAACTGACCCCGCTACAGGCGCGGTTTATGGAGTTGAACGAGTGGGCGGGTGAAGAGATTATCCGCTTCGAAAAATATAGCCTCGGCGACGACGAGTAACCTCAACTACAGCCGCCCGTCGTGGCGGCTTTACCCCCACCGCACACAACGCCCTCAGCGCCACGACACGCCGTCGCCGCTCCGCTTCGCCTCATTACTCACCCACGACCACAACAACGCCACAGGGATGCGCTCAGGCGCTGGAAAAATACAATAAATACCCGCCTCAGCGCGCAATGCTATCCCCGCCACGCCTGCCCGCTTTATGGGTCGGTTTTAATGCAGGTGCACGAACACGCCGGAGGCGCGCCAGCTCTGGCGGCGAACGGCCAGAACGGGCAAGCCAGACGCATGCAAAACAATGCACCTGTTGCATGCACGGCTAAAAAACGGGAAATTCGCGGAAAAATGGCATAAAAAACCGGCATTCAGGGTGCCGGTTTGGGTCGGGTTTTGTCGCGATTACTGGCCGCGCAATGTGCCAATAACACTGTTGAGGCACATGCTGGCAACAATCAGCAGAAAAATTGTCGTCCACGGATTTTCATAAACGAGAGATAACATATTGATATAGATCCTTTTATTTGTGCATTCTGATGTGGTTTAACAGGTGTTTTATAACGACCGTAAGCTCATCTTTACTGGCTTGCTCGACCATTTTTGCGGCGTAGCTTTCAACCTCGCGAGAACTGAGGTCGTTATTTAAAGCCATTACAGTCAGCTTTTTTGCCCAATCGGCAAACGGGTCTATTGATGAAAGGGAATTATGCATGTCCAAAAACCTCGAATTATTTAACCAGCAGACGGCGGAAATCTTTGCGGTGCTATGGGATAACTTCCCGGTGCCACAGGTCATTACCTACGAAAAATTTAACGCCGCGCTACCTGATGACTACTTTGACCAACTTAACTCACCAGAAATGAAAGCACTGAATCAGTTGCGTAGTGTGGTTGAGGGTACATTCACTTTTCTTAATGAAAACGGCTACATCCAGTATGAAACAGACCATCAGACCCATTTTCGGAATGCGCGCCTGACCGAGAAAGCGCTCGCCGTGCTCAACAAAAAACCTGAGGCACTAGGCGGAAATGAAACGATGGGCGATAAGATTATCAGTGCGGTGAAAGACGGGACGCCGGGTGTAATTGCCGGTGCGGTGACAAACCTGCTTTCCCTCGGTGTCAATCTGGTAACCAGCTAACGCCTCGCGGGGCTCGTTGTTCAACCCCGCCAGCACTGAAAGCAAGTTTCAGCACTTGCGGCGTTAAGCCAAAAATGCAAAGAAGACTTTAATCATGTTATATTTACTTATTCGATTCATTCCGGTTTAGAAAATGAAACACAAAAAAGTAAGCTTTCTTAAAGAAAACGGTGAATTTTCTCTGAGCCTTCTCAGTTTTGGTATTGTTCATGTCAAAAAATCAAAAGAGCATAAAAGAAGCGTTAACTATTATTGGAACACTCGCACACAGGAAATTATCATCGGGTCTGGAACGTTGCGTAATCATAATTCCATTCCATCAATAGCTCATTTATTTAACTATAAAAGATCGAGCGCTGACTTAAGCAGAGAAGAAATTCAACTTGGGGATTCTGTGTGCGTACTACTTAACACCACCGCCGCCCTTTTTCTTTTTGGGTCCATAGTTGGTATCGATAAGTCGAAGAAAGGTACTTATTTTCATATTCTACCACACGATAAAATGTTTCCCTTTCAGTTAAACAGAGTGATTAAAGTCAAACATCAAAAAAACAATATCTATCTTCTGAATGACGGTGCTAACGAACGACATGAATATATGGCAACCAAGAATCTTGCTTTTGCCAAATACCAATATCAAGTAGAGTTTGTAGAGTTCATCATATCATACATCAAAATTGCCCCCTTAGTAATCAGCTATGCTTCCGATAAAAGCAAAATAATAAACGAGAAAACCCTATTGCAATGTCACAAAGTTCTTTTTGAACATATTTACTCATGGGCAGGTGAATACAGAACACACCCTGTCGTCGTTGGAGATAAAGAACGGCCAACAATGGAGCATGATGAAATAAGAAAAGCACTTAAAGCAAGCCTTAGAGCTTGCACTAAAAGAGAGTTAGAAAAAATAAAATCAAGGGAACAACTAGTTCTTAAACTGGCAACACTTCACGCAGAACTTGCGTGGATCCACCCTTTTGAAGATGGAAATGGACGTTCAATTCGGTTATTTCTTCAAATTGTGGCTGCGACGATGGGATATGAATTTGATATGGAAAAACTAGATGGAAGTAACAAAAACAAGCGAGCCTACCATTACGCTGTAAGATGTGCAATACACAACAACAAGCGTAATTTGATTGCCCTTATATCAAGGGCAATCAAGGAGCTTTAAGCGGCTGCAATTCTCGTCAAAAATCGAGCAGCTTGCTCCATTTTAGACCATGACGTATCGGTAATATGGTTACCTTCCAGAGAAAATGAGGCACGCAGGGAACGATTAACACTTTGTTCAAGCTTTGAACGACGTACAGCTTTAACGTCAGCGTGCTCGCCTCTTACTTGGATCGTGATAATCTTTTTGCTCATTTTAGTCTCTCTCGCCTCTCGGGAACATCATAAAACGCCTCAGCAATGATAGTTGTTATCAACAACAAACTACAAAGCCGGATGGTGATTCTACGCTCAATTGGTCACATCTACAACAGTTTCTTAAAAGCGTCCATCAAACATGCAACCAAACACTCAAGGACTTTCTCTATCTATCTTAAACTATAGCCCAGCCCCACTCGTCAATCACTGGATATGAAAAACTTAAATCTCCAAACCTAACAGTAGCTCCTCGTGCCAGCGCCTGAAGTTCCCACCGCTGCAGCGTAATCCCTAGCTGCGCTAACTCGACACGTATGCGCGGTATTTGAGCGCGCTCGGATTTTGTCAGCCTGCCTGATGGGGCGACGTCATGCGGTTTTAAAAGTTCACCGCTTCTTTGCCGCCGATTTTGCTGTTGTGCGCCGTGTTTTAGTGCGCCCCTGAGCACCGTCACGACTTCGGGGTCATCCCAGGCGATAACCCCGTCATCGACGAGATTTAGCACCGCTGCGGTATGCTCAGACGGTGTATTGGTCATACCTGGAATATCACCGCCGGTGAGTTTTCCACAGTTATTGACAGGACTCCGAGGCGCGGCGATGCCGCTTTTTAAGGTCAAAGGCTCAACGGCCAAAACCTTTGGAACGATTCGCCATTCTGATGACCGGGTAATGTGAACGTGACGCGCGCCGAGGTGAGGCGCATAAATACCGACCACCCTCTCGATATCTTCTTCGTAGTCGTTAACCTCATCACTGACGCTACGGGCGACCCTGACGGTCTGGCCGTCGCGCGGGACATTTGCGCCGCCCTGAGCGGTGATATACAGGTCGAAATCACCGCCATCAGCCGCGGCGCGTGCAGCTTCGACACGCTCGTCAAACTCGTCAGCAATACTGACCCCGCGAGGCAGCTTGCGCAGCTCACGGTAAGCGCCCATCGTCGGCAGGCCAATCGGCTTAAACTGAGGTATTCGCCACGTTGACGCCCATGCAGTAACAGCGGCGGCGGTATCTTTGAGCGGCTTGCCTGTATCTTTATCGAGCTCGCCATCAAGTGCATAACCGTCGATATTTTTGGCGATGTATTTCGCGATGTACCCGGCCGCACCGCCTTTGTTCAGGTGTTTAGCCTGAAAACGGTTGCGAGCTGCACCGCGCTCGTCGCCATCCTCTTTGAGAGCATAACGACGCATAATTTCGGTGATTTCTTTGCGCTGCTGGCGCTTGCAAAACAGCATCATGTGCCAGTGCGGCGTCCCGTCGTGGTGCGGTTCGACAACACGCATACCGTAAACCTGCAAATCATTATCTTTGAAAGCTGTACGCATCAGGCTCCAGATACGGCAAAGGTAACGCTGTGCATCCTTCGGGGTGTAAGCCTCATCATTCCAGCCATGATTGAGCTGTACAGTCTTATCTTTACCCTTTCCGACCTGACGTGTCGGGTGATACTTCGACGGTGCAGTCAGCGTGATAAACATACCGACATCACCCTCAGCAGCGGCATAACGCTCAATCCCCGCGATGGTGTTCATCAGCTCCATGCGGCGAATTTCAGGATTGGAAATACTCCCCATCACTTTGCTGATAAGGTCGATACGTTCGCCGGTAACTTTGTTTTCCAGCTCGCAGGATTTCAGGTATTCAAGATTTGCCAGGCGGCGTGCATGCACATCACGGATGGCATTTTTACTGGCATACGGCGAGCGGTCTTTATTCACCTCACCTGCAGCAATCAGCAGTGCTTCATGCCAGCGCATGCGCTGCGTCTTGAGTTGGTTAGTCCACCATTCATCGTTAATCAGGCGAGCGACGGCGGAAAATGCCTGTCGGATTGTTATCTGGCCTTTGCAGTATTTCTTCCAGAAAAGCGGGGCAACATTAAAAGCACGAGCTGCGCCAGCAACATGACCGTACAGGTGCGCCTGAGCCTCATTGGTAAAAAGCGATTCTTTGCCACCGTGCGCCTCAGCCCATGCATCGCTTAACTCCTCGTACATGATGAAAAGCTGCGAGGCGATACGAGACGCAAATTTTTTCAGCTCTTTATCGTTCATCCCCGGCAAACGCGCGTAATTCTCACTTTCAGCAAGAAACAGCAGCGACGCCTCTGTATTCATTTCGTTATGTTGATTAACCCGCTCAATGCGCGGCCACAACCGGCGCAGAAATGTCGACTTGAGGAAATACAGCCCATGCACAGGGCTTTTGTTGCGCCTGATATATTCATAGCGCGAGGTAAACAGAGAACTTAAAAAGTAAGGCAAGCGGTCAATTTTAGATAAAACGCCTTGCACCTGACGCAGCTCGTCACGTGTAAGGGGTCTCTCGCGCCCAATAGCCTCACGCGGCGCGTTCCATGAGTAAACACCGGCAAACTCTTTGCCGGTGCCTTTTGCAAATGGTGGTGGCGGTGTAGGGGCAGAACGCCCCCGAATTTCAACGGCCATTTGCATCAAAAGCCCGTAAACACTGCTGACCGAGCAGCTCAACCTGAGCGCTCAACACTTCAAAAGAGACAGCGTTGCCGCTCAAAATATCGTGATGAATCAGACCGGAAACGAGCTGGTTTAATTTGGGGTAATAACCGACAACATCCAGCCACTCTTTACCGGCATTCCTCCCTGTTTCGGCGGTCTTTTTCTCTTGCAAAATGAACTGAAAACGGTCACTTGTGACGACATAGCGCTCGCCAATCGCTATACGAATGCTCATGCCTGCCCCCGAAAGTGTTTAGCTTTTGATTCAAGCGCTGATTGACAGTAAACACAGCGTGTCGCCGACGGATATGCTGCACGGCGGGCGGCAGGGATTGGTGCGTCACATTCTTCGCAAACCAATGCAGCAGCGCCGCACGGCTTCACCCGAGCGGCGTTAATCTGGCAAGTCAGTGATTCCGTCTGTCGCTCCTGAATGTGATCCATATAATCCGGCATTGATTTAGCTCCTCTCTTTGTTCAGCTTTTTAAACTCACCGGCGCAGTAGCCGGTCAGCTCAATGGTTAATTTCGACAATTCATCGACGGTGGTGATTTGCTTATGAAAAACGGCGCGTCTCACAAGCAAATTAACCACATCCGTCAGGATGATTTAATTCACTCGAATAAATAGCGATAGTTGATCCCGTCATTATTCCGGTTTCTTTATCGCGTTTAATGTCGGCAAGCGATAATTCACCGTTTTTCATAATCGCAATCTTTAGCCAGTTATTAAGTAATACGGATTGCATCAGAGACATTAAAGAGTCTCCTCACGAGAAAGGCCGATATTATGAAACTTGATGGATTCCTGACTGAGCAACTCGACAATCTCAACGCGCGACAACTCAGCGCCAGCTATGTGACGGATTAAGCTATCCAGATGAGAGGAAAAACGCGTCGCCGCATCGGCCTGCGCTTCGGCTCGCGCCTGTTGCAGGATTAATGAGAAGTTACCGCGATGCTTTCCTGTTACTGTATGCATGACTTTCTCCAGACAAAAAGAAGCCCCGCACAATTAAGTGCGTAAAAAACTACGGTTGTTTATTTAATGCAGATATTGCTCAGGCTTTACCGAGGTTAATATTGTTGGTGCATATTCAAATAAATTAAAAAGCTCCCGCAACGCACGAAATAAGGCATCACGCCAATAACAGGAATCTTCATTAATACGCCAGTAAGGCTGATTAAATTCTTTTTCAGTTAATCCAGCATGCATAAACAAAGTGCGGCGTTGGCTGACCGTCAAAAAACTAATATACGCATACTCGCTCGCGCCAACCTGTCGACGTCTGGAAAATGCAGCACGCAGCTCATCAATAGCGCAAACTAATCGCTCACGGTCTACATCGTTCATTTCTTCAAAACGCATCGTCGCGTGACGCTGCTTTAACTGAGCATGAAAACAAACGGTCAGGCGCTCACGTTCCATCATCTGATTGTAAAAATCGCAACTATCCTGCCAGCGAGGCGCGGCCAGATATTTACCAATCAGACCGCGCAGAGCTGCAGGCTGTTTCTCCACGATACCAAGTGTCATTACAGGCATTTCCAGAACCTCCGGGATTTCAGAAAAGCAAAAACGGCGCTAATAGCGCTCGGTTTTTTGGTGCGGATGATGATGCCCTTGCGCCCTCTGCCGTGGGTGATAGTGAAATCCATCGCCCTCGGGCTCTCGTTACGCAATAACTGAGCAATGCAACGAGGCTCATTCATAATCAAAGCCCCATCCAAAGCAGCCACGCGTCACGCTGTTCTACCGGTCTGTTGTAGAACGCCTCACGAACTGCGCGATTAAATTCCGGGATGAAAACCCACTTTTCACCGGCGCGAGCATTCGGTTTGCATGGATCCCGAAGCTCAATTACCGGTAGCTTGTTAGCTTTCACCATTTCTGCAACCGCCGTTTTGGGCTTGCCTAATAACTCAGCAAACTTTTCTACATGAACCGCGTCGAGCGGGTACTGCAACAAATAATCGTTTGGTTCCATTTGTGATACCCTCACTAGATCCAACCCTTTAGAAACCGTTCAAGCTCGTTTCTGCTCGGTTGGTTTCCACCCTGAAAAGGTTCTTACCTTTAGACCTTTTCAGGCGAATATAGTCTCAAAGTAGGAACCATGTCAAATGAACGTAGCTGAGAAAATTAAGGCAATACGTAAAGCAGAGGGTTTAACTCAAGTAAAGTTTTGTGAAATCAGCGGACTAGCGCTCAGTACGTTAAAAAATTACGAGGGAGGACATGCAGAGCCCGGCTTGGGGGTGGTGATGAAAATCACAAACACTCCTCAGTTTCAGAAATACACACTTTGGCTAATGACAGATAAAACAGCCCCGCAGGCTGGTCAGATAGCACCGGCTTTCGCACACATTGGGCAAGAATCAACGGAATCAGACCACTCCGAGAAACAGACTGGTTAACACTCTACAAACATTACATTTTCACAATTTGTTACCAAGATAGTGAGCACAGCACCGGAGGGCTTTCTTATGGCAATTAAGAAGCTCGATGATGGTCGCTATGAAGTGGACATTAGACCTCGCGGTCGCGATGGAAAACGCATCCGCAGGAAGTTTGAAAGAAAGGCTGAGGCGGTAGCATTTGAGCGATACACCATCGCCAATGCCAGCCAGAAAGAATGGGCAGGCCAGCGAGCAGACCGTCGAACTTTAGCGGAATTGCTTGACGTCTGGTGGAAGTATCACGGTCAAAACCACGAACACGGCACAAAAGAGTTTAATCACCTGCTCAAGACTATCAGCGGCATAGGTGATATGCCGGTGAGCCGGGTGAGCAAAAGAGCTCTGATGGATTATCGCTCTACGCGCCTGCGTGATGGCATCAGCGCCGCGACGATAAATCGTGACATGTATCGCTTATCGGGCATGTTCACCAAGCTAATCCAGTTGGATGAGTTTTCCGGGCAACATCCTATTCACGGACTGCCGCCACTGGCGGAAGCCAACCCGGAAATGACGTTTCTGGAGAAATCAGAAATCGAGAAGCTGTTAAGCGTTTTGGTTGGTGATGACTTGCTGGTCGCGCTTTTGTGCCTGAGCACAGGCGGAAGATGGACGGAAGTTGCCACACTGAAACCAGCGCAGATAACAAGCTGCAGGGTTACCTTTTTGAAAACCAAAAACGGCAAAAAGCGAACTGTGCCGATTTCTGCGGAACTGGAGAAAAAAGTTAAAGAGGAGGCTAGCGCTAAATTGTTCAAGGTCGATTATGAAAAGTTTTGCGGGATTTTACGCAGAGTGAAACCTGACATACCACCCAATCAGGCAACTCACATCCTGCGACACACATTCGCAAGTCATTTCATGATGAACGGGGGCAACATAATTGCGCTGCAGCAGATTCTCGGGCATGCGAGCATTCAGCAGACGATGGCCTACGCTCACCTTGCGCCTGACTACCTGCAGAACGCCGTCGCACTGAATCCTCTTAACGGTGGAGTGACGTTATAA